AAACTGAGAGTTTGGTGTTTCCAGACCTGCCGGCGAGCGAATTGCCAGCCGAGCAATTGATCGACCAGGCATGCAAGCGGTTCGCCGGGCACCTCGCCGCGCGCGAGGCACGCCGCTGGATGGAGATCAAGGTCAAGTCGAACAAGCCCATCGGCGTCTGCTTCATGGGCGACCCACACATCGACAACAACGGCTGCAACTGGCCGTTGCTCCGCCGTGACATCAAGGTGCTGGAAGACACGCCCGGCATGTTCGCGGTGAACATCGGCGACCTCACCGACAATTGGGTGGGGCGTCTGGTTCGCCTCTATGCCGACCAGGAGATGTCGAAGAAGCAGGCGTGGAAGCTCGCCAAGTATTTGATGCGCGATTCCGGCATCAAGTGGCTGTGCCATCTGCTCGGCAATCACGACGCGTGGAACGACGGCCCATACCTCATCAAGGCCAACGCGCAGCCGATGGTGCCGGTCGAGGACTGGCAGTCGCGCTTCCAGCTGGTATTTCCGAACGGGCAGCGGGTTCGTGTGCACGCCGCGCACGATTTCCCCGGCTCGTCGATCTGGAACAAGATGCACGGCCCGACGAAGGCCGCGATGATGCTCGAGCAGGCCGACATTTTCGCGTGCGGGCACAAGCACGAATGGGCGATCAACGAGAGCGAGAACGCGCAGCGCGATTTCGTCTACCACCTCATCCGCGCCCGCGGCTACAAGTTCATCGACAGCTATTCTGACCAGCTGGGGTATGGCTCGCAGAAGTTCGGCGCGTCCATCACGGCGGTCATCGATCCGACGGCCGAAGGCGTTAAGCGCATCCACTGTTTCCCGGATCTGCCTGAAGCCGCCGAATTCCTGACGTGGAAGAGGGCGCGCGCATGAGCGTCGTCCCTCTGAAAAAGTACACCTATCTGGAGTGGGTCACGATCTCGGCCAGGGTGTCGGCGCTGCGTGTGCAGAACGGCGTCGAGCCGTGGTCGCACGCGGAAACCGACGCGCTGTGGCGTGCATTCTTCGGCGAAGGCTGAATGAAGAAGCCGGCACCCATCGATCCGAGAGTACATCAGCTCAAGGCCGTCAATCGCTTGATCGCCGCGCAGGAAGCGCGCGACAAGCTGTTGCCGTTCATGCTGCTGACGATGCCCGACCCGACGGACGTCGAGGACGCCAAGCTGTCGCGCTACGAGATCACGCCGCAGGCACGCCTCTTGTGTGAGATCATGGAGAAGGTCGAGCGCGGCGAGTTGAAGCGCGTGTGCGTCTCGATCGGCCCGCAGCTCGGCAAGTCGCAGATCCTGTCGCGCGGCGCGCCCGCGTGGATCGCGGGGCGCAACCCGTACCGCAACATGATCCTCGGCAGTTACAACCAGGACTTCGCCAACGAGTTCGGTTTCGAGGTGCGCAACATCATCGAGACCGCGGCGTACCGCCAGGTGTTCCCCGACTACAAGCTGATGAAGGGCGGCACCGCCAAAGACCTGCTGGTGAGCGAGGAGGGCGGCAAACTGGCTTTCGTCGGCGTCGGCGGCTCCGGCACCGGTAAGCCCGCCGACCTGTTCGTGGTCGACGACCCCTTCCGCAACGACGAGGACGCCAACAGCGCGACCTATCGCGAGAAGGTCTGGAAGTGGTTTCAGTCGACCGTGTTCTCGCGCACCACCGACGCGACCGCGATCGTGATCGTGCATACGCGCTGGCACCAGGACGACCTCATTGGCCGGCTGTGCGATCCCTCGCACCCGGAGCGCGACGGGCTCTACAAGGGCATTGCCAAGCGATGGACCTACATCAACATCCCGGCCGTGGTCGAGGATCCGTCACTGGCGAAGGCGCTCGGCCTGTCGCTGACGAAGCAGACGGACCCCGACATTTTGGAGCAATTTGGGCCGCAGCCCATGTCCGCCTTATGGCCTGGCCGGAAGTCGCTGCCGTTGTTGGCCGAAGCCAAGCAGTCCGATCCGCGTACTTTCAACGCCCTCTACATGGGCAAGCCGGCGCCGGAGCAGGGCGAGTATTTCAAGACCGACTACATCCTCGAATACGACCGCCGCGACCTTCCGAAGCGCCTGCGCATGTACGGCGCCTCCGACCACGCGGTCTCCAAGAAACAGCGGCGCGACTATACCGCGCTTGGATGCGTTGGAATTGACGAGAACGACGAGATTTGGGTGATGCCCGATCTCGTGTGGCGACGCATGGAGACCGACAAGACGGTCGAGGAACTGCTGGGCCAGTTCAAGATCCACAAGCCGGCGCTGTGGTGGCTCGAGAACGAAATGATCTCGAAGTCGTTCGGCCCGTTCCTGCGCAAGCGCATGATCGAGGACAAGGTTTACACGACGCTGGACCCCATCACGCCGGCGTCCGATCTGGAGACCCGCGCGCGCTCGATTCAGGGCCGCATGGCGATGCAGATGGTGCACTTCCCGAAGTTCGCACCGTGGTGGCAGAACGCGCGCACACAGATTTTGACGTTCCCCTATGCGACCAACGACGACTTCGTGTCGTGGCTCGCGCTGGTCGGCCTTGGCCTGACCAAGGAGCTGAAGCCTGCGGGCGAGAAGAAGCAAAAAGTTGAACCCGGCAAGCCGGGGTCCATCGAGTGGATCCTTCGCGCGGCCGAACAGACGATGCGGAAGCAGACCCGCGAAAACACCCTAGCCGGATGGTGACGACATGAGCGACGACATGGCACTCGACGACGCGCCGGCGACCGTGCCCGGCGGCAACACCGACGACACTTCGACCGAGAAGTCGGAGATCTCGGAGTCCGAGAAGAAGTTCGTCCAGGAGTGGTGCTCGCGCATCAAGAAGGCGAAAAAGTTCTACGAGAAAGACAACGGCCCCTTCAAGCGCATGGACTACTGCATGCAGCTGGCCAAGGACGGTGCCGAGAAGGAGTGGCTGCAGAGCGGCAAAAAATACGTCGTTCCGATCGTCAACCGGCACATCAACCAGGCGGTGTCGCAGCTCTACGCCAAGAACCCGAAGGCGGTCGCGAAGCGCAAGCAGCGCCGCATGTTCACGGTGTGGGACGGCCAGCTGGCTTCGTTGAAGGAAGCGGCCGAAGCGATCCAGCGCGCGACGCAGGAAGCGCAGATGGCGGCGCAGGCCGGCGCGCACCCGGATCAAATTCCGCCGCCGGACCCGAACATGGTTGCGATCCTGCAGGACGCCGAGGCGGTCAAGAAATACAACATCATGGTGGAGGGCATCGCCGACACCCTGACGATCCTGCACAACCATTTCATGTCGGATGTCAGCACGCAGTACAAACAGCAATTCAAGGCGCTGGTGCGGCGCACTAAGGTCAATTGTATCGGCTACGTCAAGCTCGGCTTCCAGCGCATCCTGGAGAAGAACCCCGACGTCACGACGCAGATCGATACCTACAGCGAGCAGCTGGCGACGTTGCGCGAACTGATGGAAGACGCGAGCGAGCCCGATTTCGACGAGAACTCGGCCAAGGCCGAACAGTTGAAGCGGCTGATCGAGGATCTGCAGCAGAACGACACCGTGATCGTGAAGGAAGGGCCGCTCTATTCCTTCCCGCGGTCGAAGTCTATCATCATCGATCCCGCCGTCGAGCACCTGAAGACCCTGGCCGGCGCCAACTGGATCGCCGAGGAGTACAGCAAAACTCCGGAGGAGATCGAGAAGCTGTGGCAGGTCGACGTCAAGAGCGAGTACACCGCGCAGAAGGCGGACAGCAGCTCGTGGGCGAAGTGGTCGGATAAGGAAGGCAAGGAGAGCGACACCGCGCTGGTGTGGCGCGTGATGAACCGCGAGACCGGCCAGGAATTCTTTGTCTGTGACGGCTATCCCGGCTATCTGCAGCCCCCGGCGCCGCCGAAGGTGAAACTGCGCCGATTCTTCGACATCTTCCCGTTGGTGTTCAACGAGGTGGAGTCGGAGGACGACCAATTTCCCCCGTCGGACGTGTGGCTGGCCCGGCATCTGCAGAACGAGTACAACCGCAACCGCGAGGGTCTGCGCGAGCACCGTCGGCAGAACCGGCCCGCCTATATCGCGGCGAAGGGCTCGTTCGAAGAAACCGACATGCAGAAGATGGCGAGCCACGAGTCCGGCGCGATCATCGAGCTGAACCAGATGCAGCCCGGCGACAAGATCGCCGACAAGCTGCAGGCCAAGCCGGTCATGCAGATCGATCCGAAAATGTACGAGGTGGACTCGATCTTCCAGGATCTTCTGCGCGTCGTCGGCACCCAGCAGGCCAACCTCGGCCCCACGGCCGACGCCACGGCGACCGAAAGCTCGATCGCCGAACAGAGCCGCACCGTGTCGCTAGCCGACAATGTGGACGACCTCGACGACCTGCTGAGCGTGCTCGCGGAATCGACGGGCGAACTGATGTTGCAGGAAATGTCGACCGAGACCGTCAAGGCGATCGTCGGCCCCGGCGCCGTCTGGCCGGAGATGCCGGAGACGCGCGAAGACATCATCGAGGAAATCATGCTCGACATCCGCGCGGGCTCGAGCGGCCGTCCGAACCAGGCAGCAGACCTCGCGAAGATGGAACGCGCGATGCCGTTCGTGCTGCAACTGCCCGGCGTCAACCCGATCCCGTGGGGCCAGAAATATCTTGACCTGCTGGATGTCGACGCCGAGGACGCGATTGTCGAGGGTCTGCCGTCGATCACGGCTGTCAATGCCGCGGCGGGCAGGCCCGCGGCCGCTCAGCCGGGCACAGGCGACCCGCAGTCCGATCCGGCTGCGCAGGGACCGCAGGGGGCGCAGAACGCACCCCAGCAGCCCGGAACCGCACCTGGCCCCCAACCCGGCTTCCCGGCACCGGAGGCGCACATTCCGCATTGATCTTGCGTTGGCTCAGGGATAGCTGGGATGACGAGATTAGAGGGTCTATTCTCGTCATTTTGTGAAGAGAATAGGCGGCGGATTCCGCTCGAATGTGTCGGGATCATAATCTTGACAGTCATACTTTG